CTTGTTATCAATGTATGAGCGTATAATGGGTACATTACCAAAAGATTTTGATATTCATATGTTTTTATGTGATGTAGGGTGGCTTGATTCTGATTATGTTAAATATGATAAAAAGTTGCTAGTGATTATGTTTGGTATATATGTTGTTTGGAAATTGGTTCAAAAAACCCCTTTCTATCAAGATATATTAAATAGGAGAGAATTGGCACGTTTGAAGCTAATTCTACAATCACTACAACAATTTGTTATTATTATTGGTAATGATGTGTTTTTGATGAAAACAAAGGTTCCAAGTGGTGTGTCTGGAACAACATGGTTAAATTGTATCCATGAAGCCATTCTTGAGGTGTTACAATTGTATTATTGTATGCATCGAAAAGCATATGCTGATTCACCTCCAGCATATTGTAATTTTGTATCAATGTGGTGTGTGCAATATCCATTTTTTCAAAATGTAGCACTCATCAATTATGGTGATGATAATGGAAAATTTGTGAAACCGATTGTGAGATCAGTTTACACACATTCATCCATTATGGAGTTTGCAGATTTTATCTGTATGGGCATTACTCCTGCCAAAAAGACTGAGTCACAAATAGTCTTTAAACCTGTGACCGAGATTCTTTTTCTAAAACGTACGCCAGTTTGGAATGAAAGAACCAAAAAACTTGTTGGTAGACTTGAATTAAAGTCTATAGCTAAAATGTTAGCATTTACTGACTCCCATGATCCAAATTGGGAGTTTATGGTGATTGATCAAGCTCTTCGTGAGTTAGCATTTTATCCTACTACTGTTTTTGATAATTTTTGTCAAATGATGTTTATTGATGCAAATCAAGATTCATTAATTGATAAGATTATGTCTGAAACAGAGTGGAAAGTTAAGCGTGATGATGATCTACCATTCTTTAGTGAATGTTCGTGGGAACATGTCCAAGCCGTGCCAGGCTTTACAAGTGCAGCTGATTTAAATAATATTAAGGTCAGCTCTGCTGGCCTCTTTTAAATAATCAACTGTTGTTGGTTTTTCC